TCACGAAGTTGCTCTGGGCTTTGTGAGTTCTCTAAGTTACCCATAGACGCATTAAGCTGTCTAAGTTCCATCTCAGATACCTGACCCAAAGCACCGCCTGTCGGTGAAGCATCACGCATCGCTTGGAGCTTATCGAAACCAATGTTGGCTTTGATTGTTGTAAGTCTGCTTTCAAAGTCACGGGCTTCAGTACCTGCAATATTAGACAGCAGTGAGCCGACAAAACCTGCTTTATTACTAGGCCACCAGCTTGCAATATCCTCATCTAACTGAGGTATGAGCTTGTCGATATTGTCTGTAACTGTTGGGTTCTGGATAACAGGTGGTGGTATCTTGTTAGTCTTACCCTTGCCCTTACCGCTTGACTGTGCTCTCTGAAGAGCACCAGAAGCAGCCAAGTCACGATCCTCGATACGACCAAACTCATCAGTAGCAGCTCCTATGGCCTCTAAGCCACCTTGAGCTGAACCTCTGACCATAGCTCCACCAATACGGATCAAGTCATTAGGACGCATACCTACATTGCCTATTGCTTGGGTTGGCGTGGTGCTCAGTATGGCTGCATTGCGTCTACCTGCTGATGCGTTGATGTCTCCTAGTTGGTCATTAGCTTCTTTAAGCAAGGCAGCATCTGGACGCTTTGAGGCGTTGTCTGATTTGTTATCAGCTTGAGCTTGGACACCAAGACTGCCGCTTGTGAATGTATCTTGTTGGTTTTGAGCTGCATCCATAGATGCCATAGCTTGATCTGAAAGAGCTGGTGGTATGCTGTCGTCATCTGCCAAGGTAGTGTTAGGAAGCTCAACAGGATCAGGAGCATTGTCGATCTCGGCTGACATAGCTTGCTGCCGTAAAAGCTGTGCTTCTCTTTCTTTTCTGTTCTTGCCCATCAAAGCCTGTCGTATGTTTGTGCCAACCTTTGCCAGAGTAGCGTCTGGGTTGTCATTACCAAACATAGGTGTCTGACCTGCTGAGAGCATGGCATCGTCAGGAGACATCATACCAGCGTCAGGGGCTGTTAGTGCGGCAGCAGGTGCCACAGCGTTACCCTGAGTGAGAGCTGCCTGTGGTGTAGACGCTGTTCCATAGTTAGAACCATACTGTTGGATAAACCTATCGACAGCAGCCGGAGTTGCACCCGCTGCAATCATTTTATTAACGTCACGTTGTAGATCAGGATGTAACTGTGCAGCGGTGTTAGTGCTTAAAGCACCACTTTGATTAGGCATCATGTCGTTCTGTCCTTGATTTAAGAATACGGATGCTCTCGTAACGTACTCTTTGGTTTCCTGTGGCAGCTTGTCGAAGTCTGCACCGTCCTCGATCCACCTCGCAGTCGCTGCTGGACCCATGTTAAAAGCAGCAAGGGAATGTAATGGGTTATCGAACTTGTGATGCTGGTTGTAACCTTTGACATACTTGGCAGCTAATGCCCTCGATGTATCAATACCAGTCGCGTCAGCCTCACTGATGTTCGTAGGCATCTTGTAGCCCATCTGATGCAGGTTCTTGCGGAGAAGCTGGTAAGGACCAATAGCGTCTTTCTTGCTGACTGCACCCACTGCCTGTGCATCATTCAGATGGCCTGTCTCGCTGTGTCTAATGGCATCCATCAATGCTGGTGTGGGGCTACCGTCTAGGTTGAGTAGTCCACTTGGAAATTGCATGTGCTTTAGTCTCCACCAAGGTATCCATCACCATAGAGATAAGGTGATTGACCACCTGATCCACCAAAGCCAAAGCCTGTCGATGGGCCGCTGTTGCCATACCCACCAAAAACCATAGGCTGCGCTTGTGGCTGGAAAGCGTTTTGGAACTTCTGACCCATACCCATGCCAGCCATAGCACCGCCAAAAGCTGCTGTAGTGGGATCGACAAGGTTAGGTCTCACGTTACCTGCTGTCTGTGGAGCACGACCAAGGATGCCAGCGTTAAACTTGTTGTACATGTCTAGCTCGAAGTCACGGTTGCCCTCGAACCTTGCCCTGTCATCATTCATGCGGTTCTGGTCGTCTGTCTGGAACATAGAGCCAGCGTTAGCCATGTTACCCGCTGCTGTATTACCCATGCCAAAAGCATTGTTGTAGGATGTAGACAGGCCAGCGTTAGCGTTCATCATGTTTGAGAACTGTGCATCTTGGTTCTTAAATGACTCGTTCCGTAGTCTGTTCTCAATCCCAGCTCTAGTATCAGCAGCGCGGTCCATGTAGCCCCGACCAGCTATAGCTTCTGCTACGCCAGCTCTTGAGCTGTTAGTGTTACCAGAAGCTGAAGCTCCCATGCCAATTCCTGTGAGCGTGTCTTCTTCTAGCTGGCGTGTACTGTCACGCAGCGCACGGTTGACCATAGGGTCAGCGTTTGCGTTCACATAGTCTTCTGCGACACCTGCGCGGTCTGCACTAGCTCGGTTGTAAAGGTCAGCATAGTTACCACTAAACCCACTAGCAGTGTTCATGATGTTACCAGCGTTGCCGAAAGCATTGTTACCAAAGTTATACATATTGTTGGCAGCAGTGTTCTGCATATCATTCATACCAGCGTATGTAGGATCACCGTAATAACCAGCAGCAAGAGCTGAGTCTAAACCAGCCTGACCACCCTTATACATACCTTGGATGTAGGGTGCCGCATCAGTATAGCCTCGCATCTGCATGTCCGTGGCGTACCGATTTGCCCCAGCTTGTTTCTTAGCTGCGTTTCTTGACATTACACCGCCAATAACTGCCCCTGCTATTTGTCCCCATACCATATCGTATGTTCCTTCTCTTATGATTTATACTGCGACCCATGCCGTGCCATTGTAGACGTATAGGCCATCACCAGCTCCTGTTGGGTTCCACGGTGCCACTGCGTACCTGACCATGCCTCTGATCGGGTTAGCAGGTTCATTCTCTGTCACTTGGATAGCTGCTTGAGCTAGAGTACCAATGGCTATTTCTATCCGTTGCATTTCGTCTTGAAAGTACCGCCTGACACCTGCCTCTAAGACTGGGTACTGGGTACGCTGGTAGGTCTGAACGACCAAATTGGTCTTATCTGATACTGTCATCTACCTTCTCCCAGTCGCTGTCACCTCTAGGTCGAAACCTGAGATTTCAAAGTCCTTGTTGTCTGGGATGGTGACTCTGTAAGACAGGTAGCGACCCGCTGCCCTGCTATCAATCTTATGATCTGTAGCAACATTGAAGACTTGAGGAGCTTGATACGTTGGAGTAGCTCTTGGAATGTCTGACGCACCAAACTCAAAGTTCATCGTGGTGTCTGCTGTATTGATAGTGTCGGCTTGAGGGTAAATCCGTGAACAGACTACATACTGAGATGCAGTCATACCTGCCTCATCTAAGTCTATACCTGTTCTTTCTAGGTACACTGGCTTAGTGGCTTCAGTATCAAGCTGGAAAGCAATCTGTCCTAAGTCAGATAGGTCAATACCATATATCTTGTCACTGGTAATACCGTTAGCAGTCAGTGTCTCCCCTACCATCAGCGTGTGCTTATCAAAACTATCTTGCTGCTGGTAATAAGTACCACCTGTGAGGGCATAGGTTGTCGTACTGGTTGCGTATGTAGCCACTGAGTTGACTGATGCAACTGTGCCGCTGCTTACATTTGGTAAGTCCATGAATGACCATGTGTTACGTCTATAGTTATAGACCGCTGCGCGGTTGCATCTATCAGCATCAGGAAATGCGACATACTGATCACCCGACTGGTAGCAGAAGTAAATTTCGTTCAAGGTAGGATTATGCTGAACAAAACAAAGGTCAGCCGCTGAGTTGTTTAGCGAACTAAAGATAAAGTTCTTGGTACGCTCATCGCAGATAGACTGCTTCGAGTTACCATCATGTGTGTAGATGTCGAAGGGTCCAAAGACAAAGTGTTTGCCCTCGATCTCGACAATACAGTTCTGGTTGATAACACCAGCATCAGTAAACAGTTTTCTAAAGTTATGGATAAAGGTGCCACCCACAAACTCCATGAGCCACACTTGGTCACGGGCATAGATGATGAAGTTAGTCCCTAGCGTTCCACCATCGACAATCTCAGTCTCAATCTGCACAAGGTCATTGAAACCTGCTGACTTCGTAGTATCGGCAGCGTCCCATGAATCTGGTACTGTGTTAGCTTGCGTAAGGTTAGAGAAACGTACTCTCGCAGGGAAGTTGGTAGAACCTTCAGTCATGTTCAAGGCAATTAACTGATCACCGTAAGACCGTAAAGCCCCTGCCCTCCATGTGCTATCCCAGTTAGGTAAGTCAGCAAAGGTTGTACCACTGTTGTTTCTATAGACTGGTACACGGTCTGGTCTATTGATGTAGGTCACATCAGCAAGAGAGGTGCCTGTGTATGGGCGGGGGTCGGTTGATCCAGAGATGGAACCGTTTACGTTTGCTATGCTGCCGTTAGCGTACTCTCGAATACCCCAAGCATCAGAAATGACAAGAACAGTATCAAAGCCCACTGAAGGCACAATCCCATAGGCGAAGCGAGGGCTGAAGCCAAGTGTGTCTTTAATGTTTCTAAAGATAGGCGCACGGCTTACTCTTCCTTCGTCAAAACGCACGTTAAATGCTGCATTGAAAGCATTGATGGGGATGTTGTATGGGGAAACGTCAGTGATAGTTCCTGTGCTACCTAAGTCTCTTATCGGCAATATCGCCATGATGTAATTGCTCCTCTAGGTGCTTTAGGTTCTGACTATTGGCGTTAACCATTTCGTTGCGGAAACTCTCGACTGCCGCACCTGTCTGTCTGGACTGCTGTGCGTTCTCGATCATGAGGACAGGAAGCCACGACATAGCGCACCCCCACTCTTCTGTGGGGTCGCCTGTGTTTGGATTAGTGCCTGATATCTTCATGAACCAAGCGCAATCGAACTGTCGGCATGGGTTGAAACTATCGAGGGGACAGTTTTGTTTGACCTCAAGTTTCATGGGTTAGTCTTTCTGAGCGACAATCACATCGACATAAGCGATATCAAGCTGGTTTGGTGTGCCTGTGAAGGCACTGGATACAGCTAGTGATCCTACACCGTGATTGTGACCACCACCGCCACCAGCGGCGGCTGTAGTAAAAGCTGGGCTTGACCCAGTGCCATCAAATCTTGCGCTGCCTGTGCCAACTGGAGATAGACCAGAATACCCTGCTTCCCAGTTTGTTCTTAGGTTCACACTACCAGTATGCGTGTGACTGGGTATCTGCGCGAGGCTCAAGTAATGAAGCGAGGTTGCCCCTGAGATGGAACTGCTGACTGTACCGACAGCCGTAGCATCGAGTGAAGACAGCGCATTGGTTCCACCAGAGCCTACAGTGCCTGAGACGACACGAAGTGCCTTGTCATCGTTGGCTGTGTCTTTAGTCCACCCTGTTGGGGCTGCGGTCTGCTGGAACAGCATCCTTGTGCCGCTTGGGAACGCTGGGGTTGTCACTGTGTTTAGGTCAGTATGTGTAACCGTGACTGCACCTGTGATATTCGGGAATGTAGCTTTGATGGCTGCTTTAATTAAGCGCATGTGATCGTCTGCTTGGGCAAGCCCGTCCGTTGCTACTGGGTTGGTGGCGACAAGGGAGTTTATGTATGTGCCTGATTCCAAAGCCATCTTAGTTTCCTTATGTTTTCTGGGGTGAGCCTCTCATGCAAAAGGTCGGAACAACAACAACAACGCCGAGGGTTTAGCTCTCTTTTGAAATCACTGTTATTTTACGGTGTACGGGGGTCAGTTTTCTCGGTAGGAGTCCCGAAGCTGTATCGCTGCGCTGCTAAGTGCTTGATCTACCTAGGTTTCTTGTGCTGCCCGATGTCTAGTCGGGTGGATAGAACGACAACACAATCA